TGAGAACTTCTAATCCTTCGTCAGTTTTAAACCAAGCGGATAAAGCTGAGTAAGGTTCTTCTTCAAAAGGAACAGTCATTAGTTTTCTACCGTTGCTACCCCATTTAAAATGTCTTTTGTCTTCAGATAATTTAATCACACCTAAAGACTCTGCTTTTAGAGCCATATCTTTTAAAGAAACATCTTCATCTTCACATAGCTTCAAAAACTCAATAGGATTATTTTTAGCGTAAAGCAAAGCATCTCTTCTTAGCTCGTCTGAACTCATTTTATCTACCGCGACACCTTTGTTAACCCTCATTATAGCGCTAACTTTATCTAAACTTAAACTTTTACAAGCGGTCATAGCCTCTAGCTCTAGCTCTAACCAATCAGCATGGTTTTTAGCTTCAGCTTCGTCATTAATCTCTTCGTAAAGTTTATCTCTATGAGGGTGGTATAACGATAAAAATTGCTGAAGCATAACTTTATTTTTTGGAACAGATAAAAATCCGTCTCTAAAAGTTATATGCTCCATTCTAATATTACCTTGCATTTCATCAACAAAAGCTGTTTTTTGATTAGGCGAATATTGCACTATTCTTTCATAGCCTTTTTCTTTATCAAAAAAATATAATCCTCTACTTTTTATAGTGTAACTCAAAGGTGTTTGATTACCTTTAAGTGCGTACACTCTATCTTTTATTTCCCAGTTTTTCATAATATAATATAATTTTAAAAATTAAAAAAAAGAGGAGAGAGAATATCCCTCCTCTTTAATTAGTTAATGATTAAGAGTAGTTTGCCTCTCCAGTCATCATTAAGAAGTTATTTGCACCTTGTACAACTAAACATCTTTCAGACAGATAGTGCATCTCCATAGCATCAAGATCCTTAGTAGCAGCTCCAACAGAACCAGTAGTCCAAGTCTTGAATCTACGATCTTCCATTTGAGAAGCTCTATAACGTACGTGTAAGAACGGACGCTTAAGGTTTCTACCTAACTGCTCATCGTATACAGTAGAAACACCAGCTGGAATAAATACCCCTCTGATTGCTTCAGCTCCAGCAGCAGCGTTAATACCACCTCTTGTAGCTAAATCATTTAAGTATCTAAAGTCTGATTTGTAGAAGTCGTATGAACCTCTTCGGAAACCAGAGAATCCTAAATTAAGAGCCATGTTCTCGTCGTTTTCAAATACACCATAAGATGTACCTGCAGATCCAGACTTATACTGACCAGCTAAAGTGTCATCAATAGCGAAAGCTAAATCTCTATTGCAGAATATCATGTATTCTTCTATAGCTCCTTGCTTGTCAAAAGTCTTACAAATTAAGTCAAAATCACTTAAACCTACAGCTGCAGTAAACTGAGCGTCATCCTTGTGTAAACCGTCAAACTTATTACCTCTCGTGCTTATAGCTTCAAGTAAACCTTCAGTACCAACTATGTTGTCAGATCTGTGACCGTTAAACGCTGTTACTGTTGTTTTTTCAGCTTCTATCATAGTCATCTCTAAGTAATCTGCAAAACGTACACGCGTGTCACCTTCTGATTTTAAGTACCATAAGTAACCTGATTGTCCGCCTTCACCAGAAACTTCAACCCAACCGATTTGAGAAGCATCAGATCCAGAGATCTCATACTTGTCTTTAATAATCATTGGTCGATTAGTAAACGACTTAAACTGAGGTTGTATAGCCGCAGCTCTACCTTCAGTACCTTTACCGTAAGATGAACCAAATACGAATAATGAACCTGTAACGTCACTGTTTGAGAAAGTAACATCAGCTAAGCCAGTACCGTCGTCTGTCAAGCAGTTAATAGTATATCTAGCTACAAATACACCAGAAGATGAAACTTGTACTGGAGTAAGAGCTGCAGTAACATAACCTTTAACAGTTCCGTCACCATCAGATAATACTACTAAATCACCTAATCTAATAGCCATGTTTGCTGTAGCTGCAGCAGCAGTAGCGCCTGTAACAGCGTTACCGTCTACGTCAGTAATAGCAGAGAAAGTATATACCGCTCCAGTCTCTCTTTTAACGTTACCGTAATAAGAAAGGTGTAATCTACCTTGCTCAGACCAAATAACTTGATCAGATGTCATTGGCATTTCCGCGCCAACCATTTCTAAGAAACCTCCAATTGTTCTATTACCAAAGACCTCGGCTTCTTGTTCAATAAGGTCTGGTAAGTATTGTTGTGCCCAGCCAGCTGTGTCGCTACTCGTAAAGTCGATATAGTTTGTTGCTAACGTCATTGGCTTTGCCGAAGGTACGCTATTTAAGCTACCACCTTCAGTAATTGTTCCAACTAATGCCATTTTTTATAATTTTAAATGGGTTAATAATTATTTTCGTCCTCTTCTGATTTTAAATTTAAAGGTATCAGAATTATCACCTAACACTTTGTACTTAACACCTCCAACTTCTACTTCGCTATGTGATTGTCTAGGAGCCATATCGACATTTTTAGATTTTTCCACTGAATCTTTCAGTGCATCTACTTTGCCTTGCTCATAGAAATGTCTAGCTAAAGTATCAGCGTTCATTGCTGTATACAAAGCTTTATGATACCCATTAGCGTCTTTTATACTATTATCCTCGTTTAGAAACCTTCTAACAAAATTAGTCATATCGCTTTGAACTTCTTTAACTTGATCTACATTTTGAACTTTGATTCTATAGCTTTTGTCTCCAACAGAATAATCAAACCCTTGAAAATCGTTAAACACTTTACTAGTAGCATCGTCAAAAAGCTGTTTGTTTTTATCAGCCAAAGCTTTTTGCTCTTGAGCATCTTTGTTGTACCTATTAAAAAAGTCTACAGCCTTTTGTTGATCTTGAGTAAGATTACTTCCAGCTTTAACTTCATTATAGTACTTAGACTTTTGCCCGTCTAAATAGGCTTTAGCGCTAGCAACTTGCTCTTTTAACGCTAGTTTTTTTCTTTTAATATCTTTCTCATCATCTAACTCTTCGTCGTAAGAAAACTGATCTTCCATCATAAAACTTATTTCTTCTGACGTTAGATGAGGTTTAGTCTTTTTATAATATTCAAGTAAAGCAGACTGATTATCTAGCTCAGAATAATCTTTATTTAAAGTAACATAGTCTTCTACGGTTCCACCAGTCTCTTTCATAAACTCAATTAGTTTATCTAAGCCTTCAGGTAAAGATTCACTTGCTGTAGATGTTTCTTTAACTTCTTCAACAACTTGTTCTTGTTCTACCGGCTTATCTTCTTCTTGCGCAGCTCCTTCATTTACAACTTCTTCAATAGTTGTTTCAGGCTCAGCTGAAGCTTCTTGCTCTTGAACTGGAGGTTTAGTTAAATCTACTTTAGCAACCTCTTGCTCTTGAACTTCTTCTTGTTCTTTTTTAACACTTAAGTCAACCTTAATAGGTTCGTTACTTTTATTGTTAAACTTTTTTGGTCGTTTCTTGATAGTTTGTTTTTCAACAACGTTATCTACAACTGGTGTTTCTTTTTGTTCGTCCATAATAAAATATTAAATAATTATTCGTTAAGTAATTCATCAAGCCCAGTACCACCCATCAAATCGTTGCCAGATGACTCGAATTTTTTAGGTGGCATGTCTTGCTTTCTTTGGTTTATAAGCTCGCTTTGTTGACTAGCTTGTATTCTAGTTCTTTCATCTTTACGATCTTCTTTGCTAGTCTCTCTACCTTTTATAGTTTCAGCTTGCATTTTAGCTAATTGAGAGTTGTAGTTAAACTCTAACTCCATAAGTTCTTTTTTAAACTCAACTTCTTGCCTCATCTCGTTTACTTTAAAAGCTGATTTAGCTTCTGCTAACTGTAGTTCTTGCTGAACTTCGTTGTTTTTCTTTTGCATCTCAGACTGAGCAGCAGCTTCAGTGTTTTGAGCATTAGCTTGAGCTTGAGCAGCTATGTTTTCTTGCTGCATAATTTGATCACGCTTAACTTTCTTTTTTCTTCTTATTTTTAAAAGTTGATTAGCTAGTGTTACGTTTTTAATATCTCTTAAATCAATAGCATCCTCTAAATCTATAAGCTTAGCTTGAAGTGCCATTTGTATATTGTTTTCTAGTTTTGCTTTTTCTTCTTCATCTGGAGCAAGCTCTATAAATATACCAAAGTCATACAAGTGTAAGTTAGCCATTTCGTCTAACGTGCCAACGTTGTGAGCGCCTATGGCTTGTATAAAAGCATCTCTAGTTGGAGAGTACTCTAGTATGTCAGATATTCTAAGAGATAAAGATTCTGCTACTTGAGAAGTTAAAAACAAACTAGACTGTAGTATATGTCTTGTAGCTGTATTACTATTAGCCGCAGCTAGTTTTTGAACACCTACTAAAGCATTTTTATCTGGCGTACTACCATCTCTAGCTTCGTTTAATCCTGTTACATCACGTATCATACTAAGATAATAGTTATATGTTTGTATTAAACTAGCTAGCTTAGCGTTACCACCATCACTTCTTATTTCTTGTATAGGTGTTTTACTTCCAGATGGATCACCCATTTCGTTAAGCGACCTACCAACAATACTACCTGTTTGAAAGAACATGTTTAAAGCTTCTTGTGGATTATAGTTTGTTCCATTACCAAGATCTACTTCTGCTAGAGCGTCTACATCTAAGTATACACCATCTGGCACCATACGCGACATTACTTGCTGAAGCTTTAAATGCGTTAGCTGTATCATATCTGCAAATGTAGTTATACGGCTAACTAAAGATTCTATTTTGCCGTTGTACATTCTAGGCGCTACCATAGCATAATTCATTTTTACCTTAGTGTAATCACTCTTAGGTCTCATCATGTTACGCGCTTTATTCCACTTCAGTAATATATCAGTACCTAAAACTATAGCGCCTTCATATAGACACTCTATTGATCTTTGTAATCTAGTAAAATCACCTTCTTTGTCTGAAGGAGGATTAAAAGTGTCTGGCTTTGGTATTGCTTTTTCAGTACCAGCGTTAGTAGTTTTAACTTTATATGTATCGTTGCTAAATGTTTTATAGTTAAAATATAAAACTTGTATTTTGTTTTTGTCTGCTTTGTTTTCACCAGAGTATACGCTAGTTCTATATTTACCGTTGTATACGTTGTTTTTGCTTCTTATATCGTCTAGCTGTTGAACATCAAGCTCAGGGAATTGTTTAGCTAACTCATTTATAGGTATAGATTTAACCTCACCAACATAATATATATCTTCAAAGTAAGGTGAGTCTGAATAAGAGTAAACTAAGTTAGCTGGATCAACATAGTCTATAGTAACGCCTTCAGAAGTATTAAAGTTTGTTTTTACTGCCGCTATACCTAGTACTGCTAAATCATAATTAAGTCTTCTTCTAGTTAGGTCAAAGTTATTGCCTCTCATTAAAACATTTATAGCTTGCTCTTCAGCTAACTCAACTTCTTGCTTATATGTTAACTGCATGTGCAGCTTTAGCTCTTCCTCGCTGTCGGGTAGTACATCTTTTGGAACTTTTCTTACGTTTACCTTTAAAGCTTTTTCAGAAAACTCGTAAAAGTCTTGCAGCTTCATCTCGTCAATAACCATCTGCATATACTCAGTTCTTTTATAAACTCCGTAAGGATCTTGTGAATATGCTTTTACTTCGTAAGTTCTTTGCGACATACCGTTAACTACTATGTCAACAAACTTAGGTATAATAGGTACAGGTTTCCAGTCTAAGTTTAAGTAGCTTAAGTCGCCGTTAATTGACAACTCGTCTTTATATTTTTCTATAGACTGTTCACCTCTAGCGTACAGTCTTAATTTATGAAATTGTTGTTGATTTTTAGAATATCTATTTGACGAAGAATAAAACCACTCATGCTCTATAGCCTTAGCTACTTTTAAGCCATATTCTGATGTCATTTTTTCTAAGTCACTTACTGTTTGACTAGGAAAGTAATCTCTAACTATTGGTTCAGCCATTGTTAATTATTTTAGAGGTACTACCTCTGTTATTATATTTAGCTATGTTTATACTAACTGGTTGTCTTTTTACAGACTGCCTTGGTGTATACAAATGCCTATTGCAAGCCATTATAGCTAATCCAGAACTAATCGTAGCATCAAACTTAGTTCTTTTGTTTATATCAAACTTAGCCCAGTCTTGCAACGTTTCGTTAAAGTATATATTACCAAAGTTACCGTCTTCTTTAATTCCAACGTGATCGTTAATATACATCTCAATAGCTGAAGCGTGAGCTTGCTTAATGTCTTCGCTAGAGTTTGGTATGCCACCAACTTCTTTTTCTGCAACTGACAATTTATTCCAAATTTTATCTGGTCTGTTCATACTATAACCTCTATAGCCTCTACGCTTTAAATGATATAATAATCTTGGTTTATTGTTCTCTGCGAGAAGTGGCATGCCGTAAAATACTAATGACATTAATACGTCTTCAAAAAATATTTCTGCGGTT